AGTGTTTGTCGTATGAAGAAGGAATCTGTTTTCGCCATGCCCATCGGGTGTATTTCCGGTTTATGAACATTGTTTACCGGAATCTGGTAAATTATTGCCTTGCCTGGAGTGCAATCCTTTCCGCGAAGCGGTAATCAGACAACACCCGAACGTGCCTACCCCAACCGGTTTGAGTAGGTTCTTCCTACGCCGCGTTCGCCACAAGAGGCCATATATTCTATAAACTACCCGCTAGATGTGTCAGAAAAAGCAATATATTATATTCTAAGGCTCAATCCACGATACATGAAGTGTCAATCATGCGGACTAACAATACAACGAAACGATCCAATCCTCGCTATTTGCGAGGACTGTTTTAGATATGAGGGGGCATTAGAATGAAGCGATTTAGAGTAGTTTCTATCTATTATAGGGATGAAAACAAGGTAATGAGAAGGATTCCGCACGTTAAAGCCCATTTAGATAAAGGAAAGGTATTCAAAGTGTATACACTTCCACCAGTAAAAGAACAGGAGTTGGAATTATGAAGCAATTAATATCAGCAACATTGAGTGAAGAAGCAGCTACAATTTATAATTCATGGGAGAAACAAAAAAAATCTGCTCGATTATCAGAGATGATTGTCAAAGAAGATGTGACCCATCATCATATTGATGCATTGCAGAAGGCTAAAACTCATCATCAGCGCCTTATATCGAATGCGATGATCGCCTTACACCTAAAAGACCCTCAACACCCCCTATGTAAGGAGTTGAATGAGTCCTTAATTGGTACAATATATTACCAATATTGGGATTAATTCCTAATATCTTGAGCAACACCCTTCACCATCTGAAGTATTGCTTCGGATTCAGATACTTTTACTTCTCTTAGAATTAATAAATAATTATAACCGCGTTGTGGAGATGTATCTGAATCAGTGGTTGTATAGAAATTAATGTATAAATTCCTATTGATAATATGGTCGGGATCCATAACCGCCTGATTATCATTCAAACCAGTTGGGCTGGCAATGAAATCTTTTGCAGCATCTCTCATATTATATCCTTTAGACATCCAACCGATCAAACGATTATCTTCTACTGTCGCCACAGACTCGAAAGTTGATCCTTCTATTTCATCAGTTCCTAGACTTGCAGTTAATTGCCATTGTCCATCAGTTGCAGCAGTTGCTCGAGGATTAGGCCAAAGATAGAATGATTCTACCTTCCATGCTCTTGTTAAATTAGGAGAAGTATATGTGAAGATATTAGTATTCTTTGATATTGCATTATCTGCTGCGGTTATTGTTCCTCTAAAAGATAGTAATTTAGTCATTTCAATTCTCTCCTTGTCATTCTATGAGCCTTCTTCATTAGGACAGATATATTTGACCTAGGATGCTTTCGTTTCAAAGCCTTCAAATGTTTACCAAATACCCTTTGATATCTGGAAACTTTTCTTTTTTTCTTTGGGACTGGAATTTTGTCTCTCCTGGTAGAGGATCTACCGGCTGAAACGCCAGGAGAAACGCCAGGAGATCGGCCCGTAGAAATTTCTCTTAATTCATCCCTAGTAAATCCACCCGAATCACCGAGAAGGATCGCTTTTACAATCGCACTGGGAACTGAAGTTGATATCAATGCATCAAGATAAGCCCGAGCAGCCTTCTCAACTCTGTCATTGGTGACCATCTAAGTCACCATTTATTGCTGAGATAATGCAAGAGCCATTGCTGCTGCCTGAGTTAATGATTCAGAAGTGCATTCCATTACTATTGAAATGTAAACATCTTCTGTCCAACCTGTAGAAGCCTCTCCACCAAAGTATAGAGTTTCTACGCCAATTAAATATCCGTTCTCCCAAAGTTGCGGCGCATTATCTAGTGCATCGCTAGTAATGGAGGGGAAAGCGCCACCACTTGTTCCGAAACAATACGCATTAGTTCGACCGGAAGCCACTACACTTTTATTTGAACCAGCCAAAACTAACGCAGTTTGAGTTTGAGTGCATAATTGAAAACTAGCTACAGCAGAAGTTCCATTTGCTGATCCCGTTATCTGTAGCGGTTCTCCGTCGGAATCTGTATATTGAATTGAGATATTGTGTATTCTCAAAACAGCCTTACCGAGTGCATCAACATATGCGCCGAGATCCATTGACACTTGTTGGTATGATTCGTCATTATCTGCGTTCAGTGTTTGTCGTATGAAGAAGGAATCTGTTTTCGCCATGCCCATCGGGTGTATTTCCGGTTTATGAACATTGTTTACCGGAATCTGGTAAATTATTGCCTTGCCTGGAGTGCAATCCTTTCCGCGAA